ACCGTTTACTGTGATTGTAAGTATAGCACTATTACCATCAACTGTAGCAGCGATTACGTTAGAGTCTGATCCTGATTGACCGACTAAATCTACATCTGCTGTATTTGCTGATGATGTTAGACCTATATCTAAATCAATATCATTTGAACTACCTGTAAAGTTAATTACAGCATTAGCAGTACCACATGAACTGTTACTACCTCCAGCGTCACAATTTAAATCAACATTGTTTGAGTTACCAACTAGGTTAATAACACCTGTATATGTAGCACCAGCGATCTGATATGTGATAACGTTTGAATCACCAATCTGGTCTATGTTTAATATTGTTGTAACACCAGCAGAAGCTGAAGCTGTTGTACTATTACCAACGGTGTTGTTTTCACCGTCTTGTGTTATATCTAAATCAAGCGCATTACCTGATTGAGTAACATATATGTCGTTAGCATATGACAAACTTGTCATCATTAAGAACATAATAACACTAATTATTGTTTTCATTTTCTATTAATACTTTCTTCTTTTTCTTGTTTAAACTTCCAGTAACCATCTTTTTGGCCACTATAAATTAATTCTAATATGGCATATTCTATCGCAGTTCTTATGGCGTAAGTTACCGGTTCATTTACAGCCACTCCTGTTTCTAATTCCAAAGCCTTTGTATTCATATCTAAAAATGTGAATACATCACCACCTTTACTATGACTAGCAATTGTTTTAGTCACGTTGGCAGTTAATAAAATTTCTCCTGTTTGTACTGCTACAATTCTCATTGATACAGTAACTTGATCTATTCTATATTGTTCACTAATTCCAATACCCAAATATCTAGCACCGTTACCACCTGTCTGTATATTACTATCATAACCTACAACACTACCCTCAATAATAAGACCAGCAAATGTTAATGGTTTTAAAATGTTACCTACATTTGCTTCACCATCATATTCAGTTCTTGTACTTCTAATTAATTGTCTTTCTTTAATTAGATTATCTAAACCTTCTCGTTCTAAAACTGTAAACCATTCTCCATTTGATACTTCTTTTAGAGCATCTATAACAAACGAACTACCACCTTGTGTTACAGCAGTTGATAATTGAGAAAACTTTGTACTTGGTTTTCTTTGACCTGTCTTATCAACAAATCTATAAACAGCAATTGTAATCTTAGGTTGTCCGTCTAACTTTGGTATAGCCTTTAATCTTTCTTTGGTAGTTGTTCCCTCAACATAAGGAGACTTACCTTTATAAATTTCTATTTGTTTATTGGCGGCGCAACCAGACAGTATTAGTCCTATGAATAATATTAATAATGTTTTCATATTTTCTTAAAATTTAAAGTCACCAATCGGAACTGCCATTGTTGTAACTGTTCCGTCATCAGCTGTTATTGTTAATGTAATGATTTCAGTTGTAGTATCTTTAACCCAGGCAATCTGAGCACCTTCAATCGTTGAAGTACCACTTGTAGGACAAGTTGTAGCACTACTATCACAACTTGTACCAAACATATTGTCAACCAATTGTTTAGATAGGTTAGCATATATTCTACTCTCAACGTTGGCAATAAATTTATTTACCGTCTTGTTCTTCTCTGCTCTCTCGGCAGCTGCCTTCGCTGATTTAAGATCATCAAAGACTTTTTGTTCTCTTTGTACTTCTAATTGATTAATAGATAGCACGTGAGACGAGTAACCATTACCACTAAAGGCAGGGTTTTTGAACTCTTGTGTCAATTCAGATGCTAGTAAGTTGTAGTCAAGTGTGAATATAAGTGTAGTCAGTACCAACACCATTGTTCTAAATGATGTTTTCATATTACTATTTATAATATATTATGGTTTTATTTTGAGCTGAGTTTGTTGATTAATTCAAAAGCCACTTTGACTTTTTCTTCCAAAACCTTGATTCTATAATGTGCTTGAGCAAGTGTGACAATTAGTAAAACAAAGGCCACAAAGATAGGCCATAATTTAGATAATATTGTTATTGCTTCCATCTCCATTATATTTTTATTCCATTATTAAAGACTTTATACTTATTGATCCGTCTATATTTTTCTCTAATTCTGCTTTACTCTTTATGCACTGGTATCTTACACCCTCACTATATTGTCTTTCGGCTGTTCTTTTACCTTTAAGACAACTTTTTATATCTACTTGTATTCTGTGCTCCTTGATTTCAGAATTGACGATCATTAATAAAGCCACTATTGTTTCTATCATTAGTGTCCCTCGCTGTTACCGTTTTTATATACGATATCTCTATCAGCATCTTTCAATTTTTCAATATCTCCTAACATCTTTTCTACTTGTTTCTGTAAAAACTGTATGTTAATCTTATTGTCCATCATATTGTTAAGTTGCTTTTCTATTTTTTCTAGTGAACCGTAAATATCCTCGATCAACATGTATTGCTCACTATCGGCTGGTAGTGAACCCATTTCGCCTCTCGGCCATTTGATTCTAAATTCTGTATTCTTTTCTAAATCAGCACCTATTCTTTCTACGGCTTGATTTAAGTCTTTTTCAGAAAGTGAACTGTTAAGTTCTAACATTGTAATTCTTTCTAACACACCAAAGTAAGCCCACACACCAACAGCCACTGCAGCCACAATGGAAATTAAATTCTTCATTGGCATGCTTATTGCTGTGTTTTCAGATATGTCTAGTCTATTTTTCATCTTCTTTTGGTTCGTAATACTCTTTGTATTTATCTAATAAATCATTTGTAATCGCTAGTTGATTTCTGATCTGAGCAAAATTCTTCGCTAATAGTTCAAAGTCTTTATCAGTTAGCCCCCATAATACAGGATCAATACCAGCTTCTTCTAGTCTTTTAAACACTTCTTCAGCGTTCTTACTAGTTATAATAATCCATTTAAGATTTTCTAATTCTAATGCTTTTGGGGTGTTCAAATTGAGTTCCGCTCTCGGGACTTCTTTTTTAAATATCTCTAGTTGTTTTACGCCTGCACAACTAGTAAGGAATATAAGAAGGGTTAGCGAGACCAGGGCACTCACTATTAATTTCTGACTTCTTCGTAGCATTTTTTTCACTCTCAGTTAATGGTGATCCACTAGCAATCTCTATACATCTTGTCGCTAGTTTTGAAGCACCGTTTGTTATTCTTTCTATCGCTTTTGTTTTGGCGATAGCTAATTTTCCAACATCTCTATTCTTTTTATTGAATCTTTTGTCTAAATTTTGTAAGTCTTCTTTTAATACACTTACTAACTCATTCATCTTCTGGTTAGCCTCTAGTATATCTTTAAAATCTTCTTGTTGATCTTTGATAAGACTTTGTTGTTCTGCGACTGCAGACTCTAATTTCTCAGCATTCGCTTTTAGAATACCGTTATCTCTTTGTAGTTTTATCACATAGGCACCAGCACCAAGTAAAGACGTGATGATAATGCCTATTAAAAATAATCTCATTTAATTACTTCCAGAATACTGCTTTATCTTTAATCCAGTCCCACTTATCGTTACAGAACCAGCCTAGTATAAAACCTATTATTAAGCCTATTGTTAAAAACATATTAGCCTCCTATTTTATTTTAGCGTTTCTTTTTCTATGACCATTCCAAGCAACGAAGCCACCTATTCTTAATGACCAGTATGCTAGATAGTTCATAAAATAAAAACCATTTACTTCTATATTAATATCTCTAAAGATTTGATCTGCTTTCTTTTGATCTACTACTAGAAGTGCTCCATTTGATCTCGCTGATTTACATGCTGTGTATTTGTACATATAGTCATGTACTAAACCACCAACTAGTAATACTCCCACTGGCGAGAAAAAAGTTCTTAAAAATTTAGGAATACTAGCGCCATCAAATTGAAAGCCTGCTGGTATAACATATTCGTTATCCTCTATCTTATATCTCCAGTCTTTAGTTATTTCCCAATTTCTTGTTGAAGTTAACCACATAAGGATACCCTTCCAAAAACCTTTGCCTTTTGTTTTGATAGCAATTGGTTTTAAGTTTGGTAGTTCTCCATAAGAAAATTTTAAATTACTTTTCTTTTTATCTAATAAATTGATTACATAACCAACTATTACTAATACAATTAAAAGTGACCACTGCCAAAATTTAGTTGCTATAGCTATTATATCTAATTCCATGTTACCCCTTTAGTTTACCTAGTCTTACCATATATTTGTATAGACTCGATTCTTTAATTTTCTTTTTTTCTTTTGTCTTTTCAGGTTTTATAGTGCTCGCCTGTAATCTACCTCTTGGTGATCCGTGACCTTTTGGTGGTGAGTCTCCTAGACTAGCCATAGGTTGTATATGAGCAACACCTACTCCCGCTGCGCCAATACCACCACTTCGCATATACTCTTTAAGTCTTTTAATTTTAGCCATTGTACTTATCCTTAAAAGTTTTATATTCTTTTGGTTTGTCTTCAACAAATTCTATGTTCTGTTTAAGACCTAATTTTTCGTCTGATTTATCTTCTACTTTTTCTAAACTCTCATTAACTTGTTTTAAGATTATGTTATTGTTATCTTCATTAGCTTTAACCATCTTACTAATCTTGTTTGAGATTTTGTCTTGTTCATCACCTTGTTCTTTTTTTCTTTTCATCATCTTTGGTGACATTTTAGCGCCAGTAGGATTCATATCTGTACCACCAGTATTATTCGCTGGTGCGTCTTCGTCAATCTTATTGATCAACTCATCTATCATATCTTTATAATGTTTTGGCATGATCGTTCTCCTTATCTACAAAATTTATTATTTCATTTAAATCTGGTGCAGTATCCAATTTAAGTGCTTGTTCTGTCTTATGTTGATACTGATATTTTTTTGCCTTACCAATTGTTTGTATTACAGTAGGCCAAAATTTTAAATCAGGTAAAATAGGTTTCCAATAATGTTGGTAGTTTCTTCCTTTTGGAAAACAAACACAATAACCAGAATCATAACCTCTTTGTAAAACACCACCCATTATCATTTTTAAAAACATAGCTATCTCTAATGCGCCTGACTCTCTATTCCATGTATTCATATGTTCCCAATCAGCAAATTCCCATAAACTTTTACCGTCTGTCTCCTCTTGTCCTGCACTCTCATTGTCCTCGGAATGAAACGCATTAGGGTGACAAACTCTTGGTGTTGCAATTAATGTCCAAGGTGCTGTTCTTAAATGTATTAATCCTATACTTTCATTTTGCATAGCATTTTCTTCACCATATTCCTCATTATCAATTCTTTGTTTATGCCCATTAGCTAATTGATATATTTTATTACTACGTTCTTTATTGGGACCTAAAACATGTATTTCATAACCATAAGCTTTTCTAAAAGATGTAACTAAAGGATATGCTTCTGAAATTATCTCTGTTATTTCTTTTTTAGTAGGAACAATCTCGTCAGAATAAATTGATGGGTGTTTTCTTTTATTATATACTTCTTGCAATATATTCATATTCGTTCTCCGATACTAATTTATTATCAACTTCGTAAACATCAACTCCGAAACAACTTGTAATTGGTTCTTCATCAATAGATATTACTTCACCTTGTTCATTTAATAAATCATCATATTGTTTTGTTTCTTTTAAGTAACTAATAACAGCACTTTCAATTAAACTTTTATGTTCTTCGTAATTTTTATCTTCTCTTAATAACGTAGCAAGAGCGACAGCAAACGTTCCTAGTTTACCACCTAGACCAACTCTTTTAAGTATTCGTTTTAGATTAAAGACAAACCTATGAAGAATAGTATAAGACTTTTTCTCAGCTCTAGTTTGTAGTGTCTTGTATTTCTTTAATACGTTACCATCTTTATCAATGATACCTAGTTTAAACGCATCTTGTTTTTCAAAGGGCGTCACTAGTAGTTTTACTACTCTATATGTTATAACTAAATCTACTGCTCTGTTTGCCATTATAATTCTCTTATAAGTTTCTGTATATTAGTATCCACACTAATTGAATCTAGTTCATGTGGATATAGGTATCCAAGATAATCTAACACCGTTTTCAATGAAGGCCAATAACTTTTATCTACTTTGTATAGTAACAAAGTTACAGCGGCTTCTACTCCAAAAACATTTTGTAATACTATGATATGATTGACTGCCAATCGTACTTTAATATTACCTGTTATCTTGTACTTACGAAAGAGCCTTTTAAGATATTTAAATCTTTTAAGATCATCATAAAATTCTTGCTCACTATTCAATATTGGTTTATCATAATTATGTTGAGCGAACAATAACCAATTGTCTTTCGTAATCTCCTGAAACATAAATCTACACTAATTTAGCGTAGACCTTTGATGTTCCGTTTTTAAGAGTTTCATAAGATATTTCTAACTTTAATCCGCCCTCTTTTTTATGAGATATACCATCATCATTTATATCAGAACCGTCTGTGTCTTTACCAAATCTTCCACCAAACTGTTTTACTTCAGCTGTTACTTTACCGTTGTCGCCTTCTAGGACACAATCGGCTACTGTTAAGCCTATTCTTTCAAGTTTCTCTTTTAACTTATCAACTGCGAATTGTGGTTTTAAATATTCACATTCTGCTACTGAACCAACAAAAGCATTAACTCTTTTTAGTACGTCAGCATCGTGTATATTATGAACACCAATATTCGAATCTTCAACACCGTTAGCTGTTTGACTACCCATTTGGCCGCCATCATAACCACCGTGTTCTTTTAAGTGTGTTTTAAACGTTTTCATTTTTTTCCTCTTGTTTTTCTTTTTTATCTGAAGATGTCTCGGTTTCTTGTGCCGCTATATCTTCTTCAAAATCTTCTAAATCTTTTTCGTTATTAAAAGTTTTAAATGTTTTCATCTTTTTTTGTTTCTGCTTTAACCGTATCTACCATTAAGAGTAACTTATCTACTTGTTGGATTGCTCCATTCAACGCATGTTGGTTACCTTTCATTGTATTTATTGTGTTTGTTACATTGTCAAAATCAGTTTTAAGCTTTTCTCTTTCAGCTTCTAATATAGTTCTATCAATCATTATGCGATTACAGCTCCATGTCCTGATATTACATTCCAGTTACTATTCTTAAATAATAACGTTGCCGTTTCACCTTGAGCATTTAATACTACTGTACTGAATCCTCTAAAGTTTGTAGGTGTAATTGTTACAGCATTTGTACCTGATGTAGATGTGTTGATGATTACTTTAACTTGACCATCAGTTCCATCAGATAATATACATGCATGAGTTGCTGCCGAAGCATTAATTTCTGTGACTGCAGAAACAACATCTACTTGTGTTGCTGTTGAACCATCAGCTACAATAAGCTGAGAAGTTTGTTTTAACCCTATGTAAGTTGGAATGTTATTGAATACATTTTTTGATGAAATCTTTTTGTTGATTGGTGTTCCACTTGGATCATCAACCACATGAAATAAATCATCACTTGCGATTGCATTACCTAGATCAGATAACGCTGTTATTTTCTTGTCTGCCATTTGTTTTCTCCTGTTAACCCTTTCGGGAATGTTACTCTAGGCATACACCTAGATCAAGTTATTCATATAGTATATATAAGGGCGCTTGTGCGCCCCTATAAATTATTTAATTATTACGCTACTACTGTAACTGAACCAGCGCCTGTACCAACTGCTGCGGTGTTAGTGATAGCAGATACAACTGCTGTACCTTTATCTTTAATCGTTCCACCGTTTAATGCTACTGCGTTTACTCCAATTACCATTACGTCATCAGCATTTGTAGCTGCGTTGTTCGCTGCTATAACTAATGTAAATAATAATTTGTTACTGTTTGAGCCACTTGCATATGATAATACGTGTGGACCTCTTCCTGAACCTGTACCTTGGTTACCATTTGTAACTGAAAGTCTAGGTGTTCCTGTAACTGTAACTGCTTCGTTGAAGTTTGCTGTTACAGACATTGTGAAGCCAGCAGATTTATCATAAGTTGTATTTACAAAACTAAATGATGTTAAGTTTGCATTACCCATTGATGTAGGTAGTGCACTGATAGCTACTAATACTTCCGGATCAGCACTTGTGTTTCCGTTTCCTGATAATATTGAACCAGCTTCTCTTACCCAACCTTTTTCATTAGCAAATACTTCTTTTTTCTCTGCGTCAGTCAAGTTTTTAGGTGCAATATCGTTTCCCCATAGTGACATACGTCTCTCCTTTAAAATCTAGTCGCTTTAAATCTACGACTGTTTGATTGTTAATTAACGTATATATTTATAAGATTAGAAGCCTAGTTTTTTAAGCTGAGATATTGTTTGAGAGGCCGATCTGAAAGTGATACCTATACCACCTCTAGCCGTGAATTGTGATGTGTTTTTGTCGTAATCGTCTATAAGAATACAAGGTTGTCCTTGTTTTGTAGAAAAGTTTTGTTTCTCTCGTCTTCTAACTAGATTAACTTTACCACCTGACATACCCAAGTTCTTTCTACACCACGCTGATTTACCTGGTATACAATTGGGGTCATGGGTCTTTTCCATGTATGCTGATAGAATATGAGGATTGTACTTCTTAACAAAGTTGTACATGACTTTACCTTGACCTAGCCAAGGCATATTTTCCCAAAACTTAGGATAGTCTAATACAGTATCCCATTTTCTACTACTAGGTATCTTCAACCATTGGGCCTTAGACTTACCAGTAGCCTTTTCTATTTGTTTACCAAAGTCACACAGAACGCCATCCATGTCTAGGTATATTCTAGGTAATTCTTTTTTCATTGATACTATAATATACCATACTTCTAGTCGTTTGTCAACTAAAAAATTGGTCTACGTTCTTGGTTTGTTCTAGTTTTTGAAGTCTGCTTCAGGTTCAGTCTCAACCTTAGTCAATTTTGATCCAGAATCAGCAAGTTTCTTAGCGTCTTTATTAGATACAGGTTTTTTCTCGTCACCTTGATCTACGTCATTCGCTTCGTCTTTAGGTAAAGATTTGTCTTTAGTTGCTTCTTCCCAAGCTTGTCTCCAAGATTCATTAGAAGATTTATAGCCATCAGTCTTTTTAGTTTGAAGTTCTTTAGAATCTAAATCTTCTTTCTTATGATCTTTGTCTTTCATAATAGTTCCATCAGGCATTTTGTGAGAACCTGCTGGTACTTCTTCTTTTTTATCTTGTGATTTCTTTAGAGCATCTAAAGCTGCCTTAGGCATTTCGCCTTCTTTAACTTCTTTTTTAGGCTTAGCTTTCTCATCATCTTTATCGTAAGCATCTTCTTCAGTTTTAGCACCATCTTTTTTAGCTATAGCTTTTTGTAGAGCTGGTGGTAATTTCTTTTGTGCCGCTGATAATTCTTCGTTTTTCGCTTTGTACTTATCATCTATCTTGTTGAAGAAATCTTTTTTTTCTTTTGGTGACATACCGCCGATACCTTTACCAGCTTTGTCTAGTTCTTTTTTGAACATATCTTGGTAAGCGCTGTCGTTTAGTTTACTAGCTTCTGCTTGTACTAATTCTTCAATGCTACCTGGTTTGTGTTTTAAATAACTCATGTTTTTTATCCTTTTACTTGTTTCGCTAAATCTTTGTCAGCGCCACCCCAGGTACCTGAGGATTTTGTTATGAAAGAGTTTACTCTAGCGTATGCCCACTGTTGTTGACTAGCGCCAGGTCTATGGCCAGTTTTCCAAGCAGCCATACCTCTATCAAATACTTTTTTTAATATTGAATATGACATACCTGACTTATCAGATTTCTTTTTTAATCCTGCCATTGACTCAACATATACTCTTTTGTCTTCTTTGTTTAGAATTGCTTTAGCAATCTTATGTCCTTTTTTGATAGTCGATTTATCTAAAGGTGGTTTGTCACCTGTTGACTTCATCGCTTGAGACATACCAATAGCATGAGCAGATGAATCTTTAGCCATCTCAACAACACCTGTCGTATCTAAAGGTGGAGTTATTTTCTTCTGTGGTTTTGGTTCATCTTCACTATCATTCTTTAACATCTTCTTTGCTAAAGCTTTATTCGGACCTTTTAGAGCAGCTTTCTTTTGTTTGTCATAAAACTTAATCATGTCTTTAGCTCTTTGTATTCTCTTATCTCTTTCAGCTGTCTCTTTGATATTGTATAATTTTTTCGCTTGTGCTATTTTATCTTCTAATTGTTTTAATTCTTTCTTATCTTTAATCATAATAGTACCACTCATACCACCAGATTTAGAAATCATTAAACCTTTTTTAGTAGGATCAACAGCATTCTTATAAGCTTTGATTGAAACATTTTCTTTAACTTCTTTGTTTTCTTCTTTTTCTTTTTGGTCTTTAAAATGTTTGTGAGCTATACCAACTGTTAATGGTACTTCGCCAGTCTTTGGATTTGGCTCAGGTTTAACAGCTTTATTCTTTTCGTTTTCTAATTTTGTTTTTAACATTGCGATTTGATCTTTCAAAGAAGCAATCTCTTTATCAGAGTTTTCTTGTGCTACTTTTTCTTTATCATCTGGCATATCTTTTTTAGGCTCTTCAACTGCTTCAAACTTACCTGTCTTTTTATAGACTTTGTTTCTAGCAAGTCCAGTAACAAATGGTATATTCGCTTTAGTTAATTGTTTTAATGAAGCCAAGTCAAGTCTATCTAAATGTTTTGAAAGAGCTTTCGCTTGTTCTGGTGAAATTTTCTTAGGCATTGTAGCATATGATTTTTGTAATCTCTTAATCATATCAGAAGTAAATTCTAAAATTTGTTCTTCAAATACTTCTTCACCTAGAATATTTTTTACAGTCTTCAAAGGTAACTTCATAAGTTTAGCTATTTCTTCAGCACTCTTACCTTCTTGGTCCGCTGTAAATATGTCTTTCATTCTACCCTCTTCCATTTCTTCGTAACCTGCGAACAATGGTGACTTGATAGTTGACATAGTTTTCTTAAATACTTTGTCTTTGTATTGTTTAATTTTTCTTTTTAGTACAGCAAGTTTAAGCATATCTGATACTTCTTGTAAAGATACATCTTCTTCCAAAGATAGTTCTGCTTCGTCTAAAGATATTTCAGCTGCTACTACTTCTTCTTTTAGTTTGTCGTAATTCTTTTTTAAGTAATCATTTGCTACTTTGCCATCTCTTGTTGAGAAAACAACTTTACTATCTTTGTCTAATACATTGTATTGACCACCAGATGAAATTGAAACATATGGTTTGATAGTTGACTCTTGTACTTCTCTGATTGCGTCAGACATTGATCTTCTGTATGTCATTATAGTGAGCTCCATACGTTATCCCAATTAATTACTTTCTTCTTTAATTGAGCTTTCAAAGTTGTTTCCAATCTTTGTCTAATTGTTATTGCGTCATTCCCTATCAATCTACCAAAGTCATTGTGTATTTTCTCTAGTGATGAATAAGCGTCTGCTAGTTTCTTGTCGTTTAATATCTTGTCAGCGATATATCTTCTTGTTTCAAAGTGATGATTACCGTGTGTTTTAGCTCGTAGATACTGCAGATGAGTTTCACTCGCCTTAGCTTCTAATAATCCATAGTCGCCTTTTTTAAATTGTCTAAATGATTTACTCATCTTTATTCTCCTCGAATTGATCTTCGTTTGGCGTATTTTCTGACAAATCTTTGATAAACTTTTCCATCTCTAAATCTTGTCCATCATTCGTTTCACCACTTCGTCTAGTTTTTCTCGCCATAATTCTTTGTATCTTTCCTTATATTTATCTAATACAGCATCCGACATTGACCATTCTTTTATATCTTTTTCTTTTACTTCATTTTCTTCATTATCTAGTCTAAATTTACTAAAAGTATTGGGACCTTTGTCTTTAGCGTCAACTGCTTTAGCGTCTGGTGTTTGACCTGGTGTCATTTCTTTAGTATGATTAGCATAGTCAGCGCCTATCTCGTAAGATTCTGATACATAACCCTCAACTTGTTGTGCGTCTTCTAAACTCATACTCTCTGGTACACAGTTAGGTACTTGTCTATTACCCTTCTTCTTCATACCCACTTGTTTGTAACCTACCCAACAAGCGTCTTGTAAGTCTTGCTTTGTTTCACCATACATTTGTTTAAACTTTTTAGTATGCTTAGACGGTTCCGTTTTAGCATCTGCGTCACCTGGCGCTGGTTTATTACTGTCGTTATTTTTAAAGTGATCTGCTCTTTTATCTTTAACATCTTTTGATAATCCAGAGTAGTATTTTTTAGGTTGTGTTCCGTCTTTTGTTTTGACATCTTTGTCCTGTTGTGTTTTATCTTCTTCTATTGTATCTACGGCAGTAAAGCCATAGTCAACATTTGTATTGTATTCTCTCACTTCGACCTCTCTATCTGATGCTATGGGTAAACAATCCCATATCCATGCTTTGTGTAAATTGTTATTGTTATCTTCTATGACAATGTAGTTAGTACCTCGTCTTTTTACTGTACCTTTTATATCTTCTTTGATATAATCTACTTTATCTTTAATGTTAAAAATCATATCTCTAACATATAAATCTCTTACTTGTTCTTGTTCAAACCCTTTAACTGTTGGTATTGGTTTGTAATTTTCCATTTTATAACTAGCGGCAAGTTTCATACCTACTCTAACATTTTTCATAATTGTTTCAGCGTCATTAGTGCCTCTACTACTTCCAGGTAATCCTTTTTTAAATGCTTCTAGGTCACCTTTCGCAGCCGCAGCTCTCATCTTACTAGCACTCATACCTTCTGCGCCTTCGGCATCAGGATCACGAGCTCCAGCAGATACAACTTTTATATCTTCAAAGTAATAGTATCCGTGTCTGGATTTTACATTGTTATATCTCTTTAGTAAAGTATCAAACTCTCTAACTCTATCACTACCAACAACCATAACAACTCTATTGTAATCATCATATAGTTTTACTAAAATATCTAATACATTGTTTGATGGATTGATCTCTATGTTTCTACTATGAGAACGAAACATTTGTTTCATTAATCTTTCTTTATATCTAACGTCTAGTGGATTCTTTTTAGGGTCTTCACTTCTACTTAAATAAATTTTGTAATCTCTAGCTTGTGTTTTAACTTTGTCCATCAACTTTTGATGACCTATTGTTGGTGGATTAAATCTACCAAATGTAAATGCTATAACCCTTGGTGGACCATTATTTGCTTCAGTTTTTAAACTATCAATTTCTTTATCTGTAACTTTACCATCTTCTAAAATATCTTTACACTTCTTATA